AGGCGGTCGTAACTCCGGCCACCAAATTGCCTAATAGAACCAACGCTTTAACCGTTAGTCAGGCCCAAACTCCGGCCACCCCCAAGCAGCTTCGACTTGATCTCGGAATAGAGGTCGAACGGGTCATCGGCGGCATTGAGATGGGCGTGTTGGAAAACGGCATTCCGTATCTGACGCAGCGCGGCCTAGCTGACATGTCGGGCGCAGCTAGATCAACCATTCAGGAATTGTCGCAAGAGTGGGAAGATGCTTATTCCGCAGGCGTATGGCCTCGCGGAAGAATGCAGTTCTTCCGAGACTATCTGGCCAAGGCTGGCTTCAACGAACCCAGTCTCTTTATCGAAATCATAAAGGACGGGTCGCCCCACTACGCATACCCGGACGTGGTCTGCATGGCGATGGTCGAGTATTTCGCCTTTGAAGCCCAACGCAAAAACGACACGGCGCTGGCCAATTACCGAAATCTTGCGCGCTATGGCCTGCAAAAGTTCATCTATGACGCTCTCGGGTACATCCCCGAAGACCCATGGAAGCTCTTTAACGCCCGCGTCTCGCTGCTGAAGGACAGTGTCCCGGCAGGCTATTTTAGCGTGTTCAAGGAGAGCACCGGCCTCGTGGTCGACCTCATCAATGCAGGGTTGCCCGTCAATCAACATACCATTCCTGACGGCAGTGTCGGAGGGACGTGGGGCCGCTATTGGACTGCAAATAACCTAGCGGAGAAATATGGCGAACGCATTGAATACCCGCACTACTATCCGGCTGAATACCCGCAGAGCGCCAGCAACCCACAGATGGCCAATGCATATCCAAATGAAGCTTGGGCAGAGTTCCAGAACTGGTTCCGGACAATCTACTTGCCCACGAAATATCCGATCTACATTCTGAAAAAAGCCAACCTGTTACCCGGAGGTCAGGGCGAAGCACGCAAGCTGGCGGCGATGTATGAGCCGAAGGCGATTGAGGGCTGAGCTAACCGTTGCGCTCCGGAGCGGCCTTGGGTGCCAGCCTCGGATCATAGGCGTTCGGCGCCGACGCGCTGTGTGACGGACGCCCTCCCGCGCTACCGGCGGTAGTCTGGCAGTAGCGAGGCGCGTCCGCAGTCGGACGATAAATGCCGCTAAAATCGGAGGTGTTGTTCATGGCAACTTTCTCCATCCTTCAAACGCCTTCTGATCCACAATGTTTCCGGGTTGGGGTTCCGCGACCGTTCCCTCAGAAACATAGCCGTAGCTGCTGTCGGTGCTCTCGATAAGCCCTCTTACGAGGGTGTACGCCTGCGAGGGCTGTCCGGCCAGTAGACCCTGTAGAGAGTACGGCTCGAATGTTTTCAATTCAGAGTGATAAGATTTCGTTATGTCCCTCAGGATGGCGTATTCGTCCGCTGTCGGCTTCACAATGTTCAAACCCATGTCCGCCGCCTTTCGGCGGTTGATGGTGTAATCGTGACTGCCGGAGTCAGAGCTGAGCAGCTGAATTATTTCCTCGCGGGTTTTCTCATCCTTCACCTGAGCTTTGATCAAATCCCCTGCCAGAGACCTAATTTGCCCACCGAGCCTGAAAATTTGGCCGAGCACAAGCGGGTGTATTTGCGTTGAGAGTTGATTCCACACCGTCGCCAGAGCCGTTGGGTCCGTCACGTCCTTCTTGACCTCTTCGATATAGCCCCTGTCGGATAAAGGTGAGGCGACCCCCCGGCCCATGATCGCGATTTCTCGCGTGCAACCTTGCGGATGCTCTGGGTTGTTCCGGCGTTGGTCGCCTCTATCGACTATATAGTTGATTCGACTAGCAAATTCAAGGCTTTGGCAGATGAATCAACCCTTTGAAGATACGTTATTTTTGGTGATGATGTCTTTTAGACACCCAAGCAAAGCCTACCGCTTCCTAATCCGTCTCCGAATAGCCCATAATTCCGTGATTATCTCAAACAACTCGGCGTCGGTAAAGAACCCTCCCACACTTGCTCCATCAACCGATGATGCGATGTAGGCGCTGTCCGGGTGTTCAGCTAATATAATACGGTGGCGATCACCGATGATGCGTGTGCGGGGTGTCACGATTCCCTCCACGCATTGAATGCTCGCCGGAGGACGTAGGACCGGACTAGCGAAACCAGCGTGAACAGTCCGGCAATGGCCATGTGCTCGGAAGTCGGTATCTGTATTCCGAACAGCGGGAAGATCACCATCTGAGCGCCAGTAGCGACAACGTAGCCGATGGCGGTATTCACCACCGCCTCCAGCGCGCTCCGGGTGCGGGACTGGCTCACGCCGCAGCCTTGCGCCTTTTGAACCGAAGGAAGTCAGCGCCTTCATGGGGATCTGCGAAACAAGTCAGGGCATTGAGTTTGCTGGCGTGGGGATCGACCACGCAGACGATTGATGAGCCGTATTCCTGTTCGCCAAAGCCTAGGTGATCGGCGTAATCGTCCATGAATTTATAGCCGCGAACTCTCGCAAGCCAATAGACGAAGCTGCGGTGGTCATGCTCCTCTTGGTGGAGCGCCCAGTTATGGTGATGGCCGGCGACGTAGAGGTGCGCCCAGTCCTTCATCTGAGCCGCTTTCTGAGCCCCATGCAGCTTGTTCCACTGCGATGTGCCGGGGAAGTTGTGGGCGACCCACGTTCGGAAAGCGTAGCCGTTTGGCGACTTGAGGATGAACTTCGCCTGCCAGTCCTCCATCGCTATTGAGTGAGCGTTCATCCCCTCGATTATCGGGATTCCCTCATTCCAAGCGTCGTGATTGCCGTGGATCCAGAGAAACCACGGAACACCGGAATCAAGCAGCAGCCATTTAATCAGCTTGCGCGCGGTGTGGACGGAGGTTTCCTGATTGGCGTAGAGCCTGGTGAGCCGTCCTACCCAGTTGTTGGTCTGGTCTCCGACAGAGATAGCGTAGAGATGCTCCGTTTCCCGTGCGAGGTCGCAGTGATCGGTAAGCAGAGACCAGTTGCAGCCGTCGTCATCGACGTGCGGGTCGCCAAAGAACATCAGCGCATAGGGACCATCGGTCGGGACTTGGAACTCTCGCCAGCGCCGCGCATTGGCGTTCTGGGCGCGCTTCGCGAACCGCGACTGCATGATGTTGATAATCTGCTCGGTCGGCAGATCGTCGTCTGGCAATGGAGTTCCGGTCGGGACTACCCGCGCCTTTGGAGGATCGAGCGAAAGCCCGCGCAGTTGCGCCTCGCGGCGGCGATGCTCTAGCTGGTTACGCCGTAGCGGGCCGTTGCGTTCTGCGGCACAAACGTTGCCGTCAGCTTCCGCTATCTGCCTGAGTGCGGCAAGGCACTCCTCGTCTGTGAGCCTAGGTGTCGGCACATTGCATTCCCCCGCTCCGCCCTGCTAGGGTCGGGCTTCCGTAGTCGGATCGACACAGCCGCCGATCACGCCAAGTAATCCGTCTGAGAAAGTGCGAAGCTCCAGGTCGTTGCCAGCGATGAGCTTGAGATCGTGCTGCGTGTTACCGTCTAGCTGCGATCCGATTTTACCGGGCTCGGCTTGCTTGAGCTTGGCGTATTGGTCGGGTGTGGCGCAGTACGTGCTCACGTATTTTGTGGGAACAGTGGCGCAGCCGGCGAGGGCCAGCGCGGCAAGAATGCAGAGGGGGGCAACCCGGCGTGTCTGCGGCGCGCCTTTATCCCCCCGGTTTATTTGCCTTTCGGCAAAGGTCCCACGCCCTACTTCGAGTAGAAGCCCCAATCGGGAGCGGATGCGCTTAAAGCCCGATACTTGGCGCGCCCTAGAATCGCGTTTGCCCAAGCAGAGCGGGAACAACGTTCTCATGCCAGAATACCTTGCGAAAGTCCAGCTTTTCGTGCTACGCAGCGGTTGGTTGCGGCGACTTCGGTCGTGACGGGTGTGAATAGTGCGGTGGATGGTGCACCTGAAGCCGCTGACGCGCGAAGGTCCGGGTAAATGAAGTAGCCCCTCTCGGCCCGCAGCCACCTACAGAACATTTCGAAGCTCGCTGATGTCGGGTGTCTGGCAATCGGGTGGATTCGGTGCATCATGGATATGCTGGACAATCGTTCTGACTTGTACTTGTTCTTGTACAACTTTCTGTACAGATCGCGTTGACACCTGCTTCTGAACGTCGCGCTTGGTCGAGATCGATTTCAACTGTCCGATTGCGGCGGACAGTTCAGTTTGCCGCTCGGTCGCTACGGCTTTCCAGTGATTGCGGTCGTGAACCAGCCATAGCCCCGCCAGAGCGCAGGCAATGCAGAGCCAGCCCTGCCACGATATCTTGCTAAGCAAGTTACCAAACGGCTTGAAGAATGCGCCAATGGCTAAGAGTGCGCTCATTGAAACGGGTTGTTCCCGTTCGCCTCATCATTCGCGAGGGCGATGCAGCCGATGACAGCAATGACGGCGGCGAGTAATACGAGAATGCCGATGCCCTCTGCGAAGAGCCATAGAACGTGAAGAAGGGTGTGCATGTTAGTCTCCATCATCGCCGCCTCACATCCAAGCCCGACGCAGGGTCAGCAGACCCTCTTCGCAAGAGGTTAAGCTGGATAACCTCGTAGCGTCCGTGTCCGGCGGTGTGCCACCACACCCGAGCGCAATCCCCGGTGATGTCGTATATCCATCCGACTGGACCGCCCCAGATCGCGACGACGCAATCAGTCGGGATAAAGTCCGGCCTGTCGTTTGCGAGCCATCTACGCAGCGCGCGGCGGAAAGACATATCACGATCCACCTTCCGATGGTTGAGCCATGCCTACAGCCTTGGCGGTGGCAAAATCCTTCACGCCGATCATTCCACCGATAGCGATCAGAACTGCCGCGTAGCCCGTGCCGAAAGCCGCTGGATCGGGCACAACGCCGTGAGCGACCACATTCCAAAGGAACGGGAATGGGTAGGCCAATGAGGCCGATGCGCCGATGATCCTCGCGAGATCAATGCTGAGATTACCGGGGCCACGAAGGAAGTTGACGTTCATATCGCTTCCCCGAGATACAGCAGGGTTTCATAGGCCCGGCGCTTGACGAGGCCGCCAAGGATCACGCCGTTGTCATGGATCCACTGGCCGAATTGTGCAGCGGCGGCGTTATGGTTGCCGCCATTGTGAAGGCGAAGCAGGGTCGAGGTCTGGAGATTCCCAGCGCCGCAATTGTAGGCGAAGTCGGTCAGTGCATCGAACTGGCCTTGCGTGCAATTTGGCGCGAAGCGGTTCACCGCTGCGGCATGTTCGGCCAGGTCTGTCATGAACGCTGCGTCAGCTTGGGCTTGCGTCCAGACGAGCCCGGCATGGACCTCTGGTCCAGTATGGCCGCGCCCGATCGTCCAGACACCCCCAGTGTCCTGATAAGCGGTGAGTTTGCAGCCCTCGCAACGCTCATCAAGACGAATGCAGGCAGGTGAAGGATTCACGCGGAACCTCCACGATTGCAAGGCGTTGAAAGCTTCGCCGGGGGCGTCAACACGTGTCCGGCGTCTGGCGTAGTTATGAGATGCGCTGGATCATGGACTGAGTGGATTTCGAGAGAAGCGCGGTCAGAGTACCGAATATCGCTCGCCAGCTCAGTAAGCCCGCTCTGCGCGACCCCCGCCCCGGAGCCGTCGGAAAGGCTGGCGAGCATTCTCAGGAACGGATCAGGGATCGGCTCCTGTAGAACCTCGTTATAGAACTGGCGGAGTGACCGAAGCGCGCTCATTGATCGAGCTTTCGGGCGTTCAGCATCATCTCCTGTTTGTTGATCTTGGTCCGCTGCCACGTCTCGAAGATGCGAAGGGCAAACCAGATCGCGGCCAGAAGCGCGGTGAATTGCGGAAGCACCGAGAACAGGGTGCCGAATACGGTCACTACAGCGCCTCCGTCGAGCCAATGTTTTGTGGTGTCGGAAAGAGCGGCGAGGATGGGCTGGTGCGAGGACATCAGGCGCGCCCCAGTTGACATCCGTGGGCAGAGCAGAAACTATCGGCAAGTACCTGGGAGGGCGCAATGCCAGATAATGCGAGCCCACAGTCGAAGAACGAGGTTCTTTTGGTTGAAATGCTGGAAAGGCGCGGGCGCTTCGCCAACCTCACTATTGAGGAAGCGAAAAGGCTAACTGGAACAGAGGGCGCGACTGCTGAGCAGTTGCGGGAAGCAATCGCGTTCCTGTCGAAATTCTGGGTTTGACTGGACATCAGTAGAGCACCGTCGCGATGAACGAGGCGTTTTGAATATGAAGGCCGTTCGTTCCGTCAGACTGGAACCGAACCTTCGAGTTTACCGCCGTACCAGCGCTTGGAAGGTCTAGGAGAAGTTCGCTTGCGACGGACGCCGCGTAGCCCGTGGCCTCAATTCTTGCGAGCGACGGCCCATAATCAGAACCGTTGTGGTTCAGGTAGAAATCACCGGTTCCCGTCGTGTCCTTTGCGGCAACTCCCGTGAAGGATAATCGCAGCTTCGACCCAGCCGGATAGGTGAGCGGCAAGACGAGGCCGGGAACATCGACAATGGTGGCGCTGGTCGTGGTTTGCGTCGAAAAGTTCAGTTGGGCGGTGGAAATCGAATAGACGCTATAGGAACGCTGACCGTTAACGTAGCGGCTCCCATCGGTAAGCTGGACACTAAGTCCTGTAATGTTGGGAATATATCCGCTGTCCGAATTGTCGAACCACGCCATATTGCCGCCAGTCCCGGCGGTCCCGGTCATCCCTTGGGAGAAGCCGCCCTGACGAAGCTGGTTGCCGCCAGGAAACCAAGTCGATCCAGGCCACTGCGTCCACTTGTGGGAGAAGCCCCCGCCATCGTTGCCGCCAGCGGGAATGAATTGTGTACCGTTGTAGCTGTTGTTGTCGCATCCGGCGAACTCAATGCCGGAAGTGCCGGTAGAGCCGCCGTAGAATAAAACACCGCCATATATGTCCATGTTGGCGGTGTCGGGGTTGCCAACAAGCGTGGTGGCAGTCGATACGCCAGAGGTTAGGAGCAGTCCGTTGGCGGAATTGCTCGCCGGATCATAGGCGTAGCAATCATAAAGAGAAGCGTTGCCGCAGCCGTGGCCCACACCCGTCGGAAATCCGGTGCGGGTCGTGAAAACATAGCTGTTCGTTGTCCAGTTGCGGACAATGACGTTTCGGTAAACGAAGTCGTCAACATGGTTGGTCTTGAGTCCGATCCCGGCAAGTCCGTTGGCGTCAAGTTCTATGTTCTCAATCTGGATTCCGTGAAGCGGACCCTGGAGGTTGATGACCGCCTTCGTGGTATCCGCCGAGCCTCCATAACGGAGGACCGTAGGTGCCAGGGTCTGCACATTGGAAACAGATGGCGACGATCCCTTTCCAGCCCCGACAATGCGGATATTGTGATGCTTTGTGGACTGTGACGTGTTCGTCCCGTCGCCCACCGGGATTTCGTCTGAGAAATAGAAAATACCCTGCGGGACGATGAGCGTTCCGCCGCCATAGAGCGACGATAGCATATCAAGTCCAGCAGCGAACGCGGCGAGGTTCGCGGTCTTTGTGACAGAGGACGTTCCAGCGGTGAGCGGCACGACTGCAATGCCCTGCGAACCAGCGTTTGCCCAACTGGTTCTAACCCACGCGCCCGAGGCTCCGGTTGGATCGGAACTCGGCGCGACATAAAGACCCTGATTTGGATCGGCTGTAACGTGGGCTGAATGATTGGCACTATCGAATACGAACGTTCCTTCACGTCCTGATTCCGTGAGGATGGCTGACTGTCCGGAGACGGGAAGTTCGATATCCGCCATCTGCGACCGCGTGGAAGCCGCCGATCCCGACGCGAGCGTGATCGTGTTCAGGCCGAGCGGTAGGCTTGCAATCGTCTGATAGAGCGTTGTGGAGTCGGCGGCGTAAACAAGAAGGTTGTACGTCCCCGGCTGCACATAAAATGAGGCGTTGCCGTCAGAGTCGACCAGTGCCGCATTGGCGACACCGGACACGTTGATAATCGGCGTTCCATTGTTGTCTGAATAGAGCGAGACGGCATTATTGCTCGTATCCGTTAGGCGCACGAAATAGCCGACGAGCGCGTCACCCTTTTTGTTGGTGATCGCCCCAAAAAAATGGAACATGGATTACCTCGTTTTTATTGGGTTCCGCCGCCGAGCGGGATCTCGTTGAGCCAGTTTAGAACGGCGAGGACTGTCGCCGTTGCGGTGTTGCCGAGACTATCGGTCGCTGTGCATGACAGGTTGGCGGTTCCGTTGGTGCCTTGCCCCCCAGCAACGGTGCCGGTTAGCGTCACGGTGGCGTTCGTGCTGTTGGCGAGAGACACGCCGGTGAGACCGGTGGTTGATGTTATCGACCAACTATAGGTGAACGGGCCCAGCCCACCGGTCGGAGTGGCTGTGGTGGAAACCGATAATGTCCCGGTGGTCGTGGATCGGCTCGATGTGACGGCGGGAGACGGGCTTATCGACAGCGTAACCGGCAAGACGAAGGTCGCGATGTCGCGCCATGCACCGGAGATATAGGCTTTGCCGTTATGGAGCGTGCGCCATCCGCCGTTGAGAAACGCCCTCCCGGAAATGATTGTGGCCCACGCGCCATTCAGGCGAGCGATCAATAGAAAAACACCACGTCGCCCTCTGACGGGGACGCCGGATTTGCAGAGCCGGAAGCGAGAAACGAGATTTTGCCGCCAGACTGGGCTGAATTGGCATTGTAGAAATAGCCGCCGTTGCCGGAGCGCGTGATCTGTCCAGTGAACATTCCTCCGCTCGTCGGCATGAGATTGGAGACATTGATCGCCGCAACGGTATCGGAAAGCGACCGGCCATCGGCCATCAGCTGCCGGATTGCGTCGTTGATATTGGCCGCAGCGCAGCCTTCGGCGATGCTAAGGCCGCCGATCGTCACATTCAGGGACGGCGTGGTGTAGTAACTACTGAAGGCCATTCGGCTCTCCGTTTGTTTTAGGTCAGCAAATGGTGTATTGAGACAGGATGCACGGCGATTGGCTGGCCCTGTTCATTGGAACCGCTATCGCGAGCGCGATCTGCGCTTGGCTGGATTATCGAGAGAGGCCTACTGGCCCTGCGGAATAAGTGGCAGCATGGCCGCAGATCCGAACAACCCCCCGGCGTTTCCGGTTGCCGTTAGATAGCGCCTGTAGGCAGCATTACGGGCGATCATGTCATTCAGCGCCGCATTTGCTGCCGTTGGGTCTTGATTAAGCAGAAGGGGGCCGATTTGAGCGGCCTTGGCTGCACTCATGCGGTTGAATACCCCGTTCCCAGCCTTGCGCAGACCCACCTCGGCCATGTCGAACGGAATTGATGTTCCTCCGGACATAATGCCCTTCATGGCAGCGTTGCCGAGTTCAATGTTGTCGAACATCTTGTCCGCCTGGGTTCTGGCCGCCGTCTGTGAGCCGCCCAGAACTTCATTGCGGGTCGCGGACATGTCGTTTTCAAGCTGCGCCAATCGCCCGAAATTGGACGCTCCGTTCGGGAAGATCGATGCCACTTTCGCCTGCTGGGCAGGGGACCCGTAGATCCGCGCCATCGGGTTGGCCGTGAACCGGGTGTTGTTCACGGTATCCGCCATATTCGAGGCGTAACCACGCTGGAAGAATGGGGCGTTGGCCTCCGTTTGGTTGCCGAACCCGAGTTGAGCCTGCGTCGGAGTCACGCCCGGAGCCGCCGCGCCATACCCACCCTCAGCCGCACTTCCGTTGGAGATCGCGTCCGAATAAACCTGGTTGGCCTTGGCATAGGCCGGGTTCAGTTCGCCCAATCTTCCTCTGAACTGGCCGCGAAGCATGTTGACCGACTGCGTCCACGGATCGTTGAGATTGAGAGCGCCCGTAACCGGATCGCGCTTGTCCTCGACGAGGCTGTCGAGACCCATTTTTGTATAATGCAGCGTTTTCCAGTTGGGCGAAGCGTTGATAATCGGCTCGCCGCTGGAATCGACGCTGAAGGACAAGTCGGCGGGGCTCTCACCGCGGTTCAGTGCAATGCGGTACGCTCTGCGAACCGCCTCCTCGCCGTCCGGCGTGCGAAGGACATCGTTTATTCTCGGGTCGTTGGGAGCCTCAGCGTTGAATGCCTGCTCATAGTGAGGCTGCGCGATCTGCTGGGCCTTGGAGCGAGCTTCCGCAATCATCGTCTTGAGGTCGCCGGGTTGAGCGAGATTGGTGCTAATGCCCTGAAGCGTCCGATCGGCCTGTCCAAGTGCGCGCGGATTAAGAAGGGTGTTGCCCAACTCCATAACATCCGGGCTCTTGCGAGCGGCGCTCCCGGCCAAGGCGCGGAGTTGTGGGTTGGAGTCGGCCAGAGAATACGGCAGATTAAGGTTGGCCGCATCGGTAAGGTTTTGCTGGACACCGGACAGGGCGTCCGAATTACCGAAAACGGGCTTGACGATTGCGGATTCTCCACTGTTGAGCGCAACCGGAGGACGGTAGCCGAACATCCCTGCGGCCTTGCCGCCGACAGCACGTCCGACAGGGGCGAGCAGGAAGCGCGCAACAGCATCACCCGCAGCCGCCGTTCCCGCCCCGATCGCAGCACCTTCAAGGGGATGATCGGGGTTTGAAGCCGCCCCGTAAGTGCCGCCGTAAAGCTCGTTTGCGAGAAAGCCTCGAGCGCCGGGATTATTGACGAGACCGCGTGCGGCTTTGCCGATTACCGGAGCATCCGAGAGTGCTACGGATGCGCCCTTGAGAAGGTGATTTGCTCCCACCGCCCCAGCAACGGTTCCAGCAAGATCGCCAGCAAAGGCCGCTCCGGGATGGGCGCTATTGGCATACTGCTGATAGAACTGTCCTTTGTCGCCAGCCGCAAGAACCGGAAGCCCGGCCGTGGCGGCATTCATGGCATTGGCCGTGAATACACCCGGAGCAGAGCCAGCGACATTGCTGATGAGCTGGTCGCCCATACTCATAGGGGTACGGCTGATGCCGGAGAACAACGGTTGCGGATCGGCGGGGTGGGTCTTGTACCAATCAACGGCCTTCTGGTAGCCCGATGGCGGGGCGGGGACATCACCCCGCACCCCGCGTTGCGCGTTCATTTGCTGCCAGCCGGAAAGCGCTTGCGAATACGGCGTCCCGGAACGAGCCGCTTGTTCCCAGAACGCCGCACTCTGTGGGTCGCCCGTCTCACTGAAGCCATCCGTTGATGACGCCGGTGTCCCTGGAGGGGCGGTTAAGGGTGGCGTGCCACCTGTAGGGGTGCCACCCCCTGTTCCACCACCGCCGGTAGTGTTTGGCATGGATGGAACCCCGGCGAAATACTTCTGTGCCACGTCAGGTGCGACACTCATCAACTCCTCGCGGGTTTGTGCGGGGAGAAGCATGAAGTCAGGCTTGGACAGCCCCCCATTGCCATAGACGAACTGCGCGCGGTTGGCGGCCAGTTTGGACGCCAGAAGGTCAATCGCGCCGTGGATATTATCCATCTTCTGCTTGGCCGATAGCGACGAGGAGAATTGCGCACCCGCTTCGTTCTGCTTGCCTTGGCTGTTCGTTCCGTAAGCCGCTGCCACCTCGTCTCCGAGAAGCTGCGCATTCTGGTCGTAGGCTGGCTGCTTGCCGCTAAGGAGATGCGAATCGACCTCATTGGCAATCGAATTGAGCGGCGTGACCGGCCCCCCGAACACGTCCGGCACAAGGCCCTTCAGCCTCGCCGCATGGCCCACCGCTGTAATAAGAGCATTATCAGACTGCCCAAGGCCACCCACCGCCGCATTTTTGCGGGCGGCGGCGCGCGTGGCGTAGTTCGTCGCGTCAATCGTGGGATCGGCGCGCATTACGTCGGTTAGCAGCGCCTGCCCCGCCGGAGAGCGCATCATCTGCGCGCTCGGGAACGGGATACGGCCCTCGGCCAAACCCTGGATATAGGCTGCGCGGCCCGGATTGGTTTTCTGGAGGTATTGGAGGTATTGCGGACCGCTCATTGAGGCGGTCGAGCCCTCGCTCGGATGATTTATCGCCCACTGCTCTTGCGCGGTCTTTGCGGCGATCTGTGCCGCTTCCGCATCCGCCTTGGCTTTAGCTTCCTGCGCGGCGGCAGTGTCCGTGGCGATGCGAGCCTCAACCTGCGACCTTTGCAGATTCGTCGCTGCCTGCGGGGCCTGATAGGGCAATGTGGGAGACGCGAGCGGGGAGTTTCCGTGGCTGACGAATTTGGGATTGGCCGGGTCGCTAACGTCCCAGATGTTACCCTGTTCGTCACGGGCCAAAGGTTGCGCCATTAAAATCCCCTCACGGCTCGCAGATTGCTGCGAACGTAGCTTTGAGTTTCCTGCGGCATTGAACCGAACCAGTCCGACCCTCGCGCGTGGAGCGCCGAGTCAACCCTTCCGGGTCCAGCATTGTAAGCCGCCCACATCTTGGCGAGATCGCCGCCGTAGCGCTGCTGCATTGCGGCGCGATATTGCTCCCCAACGCGAACGTCATCCTGCGGCGTTCCGTTGCTAGGCGCTATGCCAAAACCCGGGTTTGCGGCGGTCGATGGCATGACCTGCATCAGTCCGCGAGCGCCCTTCGGGGACACTGCATTCGGGTCGCCACGGCTTTCGCTGTGAATGGTGATTACATCCAAGTTAGTAGGCTGGAAAGTTGCCCGACGCTTGCGGCGTCGGACCTCCCAGCGGCGTGAGCTTCCCAACGGGCGCTTTGGGCGGCTGAAGCGCCCCAGTGATTTGCGAGCGCAGCATCATGCCCAGCGGCGTGACAACGGCGGGGTCCAGTTCGTTCTGGGTCCGCGTTTGCATCGCCTGCGTCCATTCCGGCGTTCCTGGCCTGATCCCGGAAGCATAAAGCGACTGCGCAAAGTCCCCGTCCGGGTACATCAGCTTGAGTTGCGCCTGAAGCGGGAGCATCGTCATCTGGCGCTGCATTTCGAGGTTCTGCCGGTGCTCGTAGACCTGTTCCTCAAGCGCCATCTGCTGGCGCTCCTGCATGGCCTTGAGCCCGGCGAGACCGACTTGCTGGCTCGGCCCCGGCATTCCCGCGAGATAACCGTTCAGGGCCGCAGAAATCGCCTGCGCGACACCGAACTTCCCGCTTCCGAACATGCCCTTGGGCATTGGGTCTGGCGAGACGCTCTGCGGTTGGGCGAACGATGGTTGGGCCGTTTGCCCTAACTGCGGAAGCAACGGGGGCGCGTTTTGCTGCCAGAACGGTGACAGGGCCATTATTCCATGCTCCCGAGAGCGGCGTAATTCACGCCGTCGTAGCCATCACGGAAGTTCGGCACATAGGCGTATGGCCGAAGGTTCTTAACCTCGTCGGAAAGAACGCCCCTGACCTTTTCGCCGCTCGGGTCCGACTTCCAGTTCCACTCGTAAATGCCGAGTCCGTCCTTCGCCTCACCAAGCTTCCTGATGTTGGTTTTCAGCCTGCGATCAGAACCCATGATGGCCGCCGACCCCAGCGCGGCCCCGGCCCCAAGCAAACCATTCAGCCATCCGCCGGGTTGAGTCTGCGATTGCTGACCATAACCACTGTAAAGACCGCCGATACTCCCGAGGGCATTGGCTCCGTAGTATGGAAGCTGACCGGCGAGCTGTTGCGCGCCCAGAAGCGGCGCATATCCGGCGTACTGTGAACTCGTGTAGCCGGGGAGCATTCCCGCCGCCTGCTGCTGGTTCTGCCGTTCCGCCTGGTAATTCTGCATCAGCGGTTGAAGCTCGCCCTGCGAAACGCCCCTTGCGAGGTCGATGGCGTGGTTGCCGCTTCCGGTGCGGCCATATTGCGAGAAGGCCGCATTCACCGAGTTTCCGGCCTGCTGACCCGCATAGTCGGCCATTTGCTGGGTATAGGGATTGGAGTTGAGATACTGGCCGCCGAGCGTGGAATTAATATAATCCATCCCCGGTTGAAGCTGCTGGCCGGTCTTGGCGATCTGGCCCTGAAGTCCAGGAATGGTTGTTCCGGTAATCCCGCTCTCGATATTCGATAGATTCCCGGCGTTGGCGTTGACGGCGTTGGTAATGCCCTGCCCGGCCCCGAGAAGAAGCGGTTGCGCCGGAGACCATGGAGTCGATGAACTGGTGGTTTTTGAAGTTTTCTTGCCCACTCAAATCTCCCGCGCGTAGACGAACGTTTTCGGGTCCGTCTCGCCAACTTTCACCCAACCAAGTGCGCGAAGGCTTTTCAGCCATCCGGCACGCCCAATGCCGATTATGCGCGTGGCTCCCACCATTCGCGCTCCGGCCCCAATCACATTGTCCAATTGCCCGAGCCACCGGTGGTGATCTCGCCCACCGACCAGTTTCACTTCGACGTATCGTTCAGTGCTCAACCACGCCGTCGCCACGGCCAGAAGCTCGTTGCCGTCCATGACGGCGCACAGAACCTCGTCGGGATCCAATACCGATGCGAAGTTGCCCCTCTCTCTCGCTGGTTCGAGGAGGGCTTTTGCCTTTTCCCAATGTTCCCAATTGACCGGATCGGGCACAAACCCGATTGTCAGGCCGGAGTTACCGACGCTGACCCGTCCAGCACCCACCACACATCTGTCGCGAGCTTGCCGTTGGCTCGCATCATCCGGTTATTCGTCGTATCCCAAACCTGCCTACCGGCATATTTGCCGACGGTGTTCACTGTCGCCGTTTTGGAGGCGATGTTGGCGGCGGTGTCGCTTGCAATCGCGGTCAGGCCCAAAAGGTAATTAACCGCCCTGGCTATATTGCGCGGAGTATCACCAAGTGGCGCAAGCGATGGATAGTTCATCGACCGTCGCCAGCTTCAAACTCCGCCTCGATACCCTGCGCGTAGGTCCAGACAGCCGAAGCGGGGATGCTCCATGTAATGTCGTTATACCGCCCGTTGGCACGAAGAGGCATTTTGCCGTTGGTGCGCATTTCGGAAGTCGAAACCACGCTCGGGCCATCCCCGGCCTTGAGCTTGGAATTGACCGTCACTGTCGCCGCCTGCGCGTCCGTGATCGCCCTGAGCGAGCGTATCCTCGACCGCCTTCCCGGCATCGGCTCGACATTCTGTAGCGTAATCGAGGCCTGCAGGTTGCTTCCAGCGAGCGTCCCGATGACGTTCGACGAATTGGCGATCAGAAGGAGCGGGTCTCCGCCAGCATAGATCGGATCGTCTAGGCTTCCAGTTATCGCGTCGATGCTGCCGCCGATGGAATCGATCGAGGTGTTCGACGTGAAGCCGTCCGCGATCCACTGCACGTCAGCCTGAATCACCGAGGCCTTCTTTAGAACCCAGTTGTAGACGATGATCCTGCCGGGATTGGCGGGCATCGCCCACATGACAAGGCTGCTGCGCGGATCGATCGCCGAGACCATCCCGTCGATTTCCGAGCGCGAATAGGTCGAGAAGAACCAGCGATCGAACTTCTCGTTTGAGATCGGAATGACCTGCTCGCCGTCGCACATCTCAAAACCGCGCTCAGAGAGAAAGAAGATCAGTCTCCCGACATTGGCGACGGATCCCTGGCTCATGCAGCCGATCTCGGGGCTGATGACATCGAACTGGAATACGATGTCTAGCCCACCGGCCTGCCCGACATAGGAAACGCGCCTTACGGCCCCCTTCTGAAGGATTATTCCATATTCCCCGCCGACAATGGCCATGACCTTGCCGCCATCGGGAAGCGGCTGCGTGTCGGCTTGATTAACCCCTGTCGTCCACGATGAGGAATCATTGAACTGCGACCAGCGAACACCCATTGAGCTGCCGTCTGCGGCCCCGGCCATCACGAAGTCGCGGACGGTCGCAACGTCTGTCGCGGTCGGCGCTCCGGTTATCGCGACGGCGGTCCCGGCATTGATGTCATGCGAAACCAATTGCCCCCCGTTGGCGCAAATCACATGATCGCCAAACTGGGTAAATCTCCAGCGCGTTGCCGACGCGCCGCTGAAAACTGAAGTCCACGTTCCTGCGGCGTATTTATAGAGGTTGGTTGCGGTCCCGGCCAAAAGAACCGTGGTTCCGGTTGACGAGACGAACGACGCTATGCCCTTGATCGCGGAAGGAACGGCGGCGGTGATTGCGGAAAAGCCTTTCACCGGCATGTAGCCATTGGCGATCGGCAGCATATTCGAGATTGCGGAGACGCCGCCGGGAAGGTCGGGCAACCACTCCCCGAACGGGAAGGTTTTCAGCATCGAGCCCCGCGAACCTGAACAACCGAGTTGGGGACCAGCGGGCCAGCCCCAAACCTGTCGTTGCGCGCTGTCTGGTTGATGCGGTCCACAACCTGGGCCAGCATTCCCTGCCACTGCCCGGCCCTGGTTGCATTATCGAGATAGATTTCAGCGTTGAAGAGGGTTGCATAAAGATAGGCGTCGGGGTGCTTGTCGAGCAACCAGTTGGATTCGTTTGCATCGGAAAGCGCTTCGATTTGCGCGAAATACGTCATTGTCAGCGTGGTGGTTGCCGCTGGCGGTGGGATCAGGGTCAGGCCGCCATTGACCAGGGCGTAAGCGACTGGAACGCCGGTAGAGCCGTCGAACTCCGATCGTATGGCCGTGGGAGCCATCCCCCGAAGCGGGGTGTCGGGCGAACCCTCGACGTAAATGGTCCGCATCGCCAGATAATCGTTGGGAAGACCAGTCTCTTCCGTCGTGGTGGTGAAAGTGGTTTCCTTCTCCATATCTGGCGTGCGCAGTTCGCGATTGAACATCGCCTCCGCCATCTGCACGAACATCGGTATTTTCGGATTGAGGTCGGCGCGGTCGAGCCAATCTTCAACAGCCGATTTGAGGGTTGAATAGTCGGGGATCGCCGATGTCGAGGGGACACCGATCGAGAAGGCGAATGACATTCCTTTTCCCCTTGTTTACTCTCGCCTACAGAGGGCGTATTTCCCTCATTCATGCATGACGCCGCAGAAG